TCATCGGACTAGCTCGTCGGCCATCTTGTCCGTTCTGAGGCCGCCGGGCGAAAACATGCGGAAGCGGACAGAGCATGGACACTCCTGGCTGACAGCGATTTCGGACGCGGGTTCGACTCCCGCCGCCTCCACCATCCTTTCTTCTTTAAATTCAATAGTTTGCAGTGAACGCAAAAGCTGCGTGTGTACTGCGTGTGCTACTCGTGGGAAGCTCGATCTGTGCTCACGATTTTTCGCAGACATATGCAGTCCTGCAAGTTCGCCTCGAAGGGCCGCAGGCACCGCCATTGCACTTGTCCGATCGCGGTCGAAGGGCGGCTGCGCGGGGAAATGGTGCGGAAATCCCTTGATGTGCGGAGTTGGGAAGCCGCGCAAAAGCTGGTGCGCGAATGGGAGATTAATGGCGTATCGGTTCCGCAGATTAAGGAAGCGTTCGAGCGGTTCGTTAACGATCAAAAGAGCCGCGGCCTTTCGGATGACACGACGCGAAAATTCGACCGTCTCTGTGATGAACTCGTCGAGATGTTCGGCAACCGGTCCATTGCCGCGCTCACGCCCGACGACATTGCCCTCTTCCGGGAAGGCTGGAATTTCAAGCCATCGACGGCGATAAAGAAGCTCGAACGACTGAAGTCATTCTTCAAATTCTGTAATGAGCGAAAGTGGATCGCCGATAATCCGGCAAAGCCGTTGCGTCCTCCAAAGGAAATGGCAATCGAAAAAAAGCCCTTCGACGTTGCCGAATTGGAGAAGATCGCCTGGGCTATTCCGCTCTTTCCGGCAAAAGGAATCTATGGGGGAGCGAACCGCGACCGCGTTGCCGCATTCGTTGCAGTATTGCGGTGGACGGGTCTGCGGATACGCGATGTAGTGCAGCTCAAGCGAGCGGCCGTTGCGGATGGAATGATTACGCTGCGGACACACAAGAACGGCAAGCCGGTTCAGTTGCCGGTTCATGCGGAGATGAAGAGCACACTCGAAAAAATGAAAGCTGGCGAGTATTTCTTCTGGTCTGGCGAGGGGAATCCGAAGTCCTGCGTGGGCGATTGGCAGCGGACCTTCCGGCGCCTCTCTACTCTCGCCGGCGTCCACATCCACGCGCACCGCTGGCGCCACACGTTCGCGGTCGAGCTGCTTTCGAAGGGCGTGCCCGTGAGCGAGGTCGCCGCGATTTTGGGAAATAGTCCGAGGATCGTAGAAAAGCACTACTCGCAGTGGATCTCCACGCGGCAAGAGGCGATCAACCGGGCGGTCATAGCGACGTGGTGATTAGGGAGGTTCCCTCCCGATCAAATTCCTTCCTTCGATCATTAGGACCTGGGTTATAGTTCTACGATTGGGGTCACGTCTACATGAAAACCGACGATCTTATCGCCCTGACGCTGGTGCTGTGCGCGATTGTCGCAATTGTCGCGATCTTCGCACGCATGTTTAACGAGGTCGAGTTTGTCTTCGATCCGAACACGAAACGAACGGGAATCCGCGGCCGGAAGCAGGTCGAAGGTTTGCCCGGAGGGATGGTCCCACTCCTCGAAGGGAAGTAAACTTCAGTGCGCGTATCTGACCTGGCAGGATGGATCCCCGAGCCCGGCTCCCCCTTCAAGAGAGGAGACCGCGTTCCGAGACCGGACGAGGTCTTCATTGAAAACGTGCTTGCGCCGATAGGCGAACACTTAGCATTTTCGTGCAAGTTTGAAGGTCGTTCGATTATTTACGACTTTCCTATGCTCGATGAGAAGACCCGGCCGAAAATCGTCGAGATTCTGCACGAAAACATCGGCAAGACGCTCCTGTCCATTGGCAAAATTCAGATTCCTTCGGACTGATCCAGGAGCATGGGAATGCCTACAGTAGAGTAAAAGTCCACGTTACATCCGGCCCTTCAAGTGGTCCGACGCGGTTCGCAAGCGTGATCTTGTTCTGGTCCCTGAACAAATCAGTGTCGATGGCGCGACAAACAGCTGGGTATCGATTCACTAGCGATAGCCCTTTATGAACGCTATCCGACGTGAAGGACACCTGCTTCATCTTTGCATTGCGCGCTTTCACGATATATGTCTTTGCGGCGAATGCGCGGATTTGGTCTGCCAGTCTTGCTGCCATCCGACTTGCCCTCCGACCATCTAAAGCCCCTGTGAGGCCTAAAACGGCTTCTTTTCTAGGGCTCGCCTACCAGTGCCTTTAAAGACTGAGTCTGCGCTAATGCGAGTATTGAATTCGAATGCTTTTCGCAGCTCCGACTGACCGCTCGTTCCCGGCTTAAATCTTTCGGTGTTCAGGTCCTTATCGTCGAGCTTTACCTCATTGAAGATCGCCAGAAACATATTGGTGTCTGGGACCTTTCCGATCCAATCGAGCGAAAGAATGATTAATGGAAGGAACTGCATCAACGCGCGGAAGCCGGTGGTTCGGTTCAAGATGAGGCTTCGCTGCTTAAGGTTCCATGCTTCTGGCCAGCGCTCGCGCACCGCGTCAAAGTAGTTCCATATGACCTTCGCGATTCTCGCGTCTTCATCCTGAATAAACATATTTCGGAAAACGAGCTTCTTGGTGCGGATCTCACCTTCCGAAATGAGTGGTAGTTCGATCTTTCTCTTGATAGCGTCACGGTCGTCCATTGGGTTCGTCGAGACGAGCTTCAAGAGTGGGTCGATGAATGCAGCCTGGGTGAGCGTTTCGTTCGGCTTTCCCGTCGCTGTGCCAAGGATCATGATGCGCTGATAAAACGGGCTCTTCTCGCGGCTATTGAGCAAACGGGCGACATAGTGACAGGTCTTCTGGGGGCTTCGTGTCGTCGCGTAGTCGTAAAGATCGTATGCAAGCGAATTCGCAACCGGCGCCTGCTTGAGATTGATTGTTGAGAAGACGATCGCTTGGTCTTCCATCTCCATGTTGATGAAGATTGTCACGTTCAGTTCGAACTTGGGACCGTTGTAACCCACGAGGCCCTCAATGCGGTGCTGACCGTCGATAATCTTGGCAACCTCGGAGGCGTAGCGGACGCTCATCGTTCCTGTTTTCTTGTCGTAGATAGCATCATCACTGCTGATCGCGAGGATGATGCCGGTCGGGAAGCACGCGTCGAGGTGGTTGACGTACTGGCGTAGTTCGGCCACCCGCTTTGGCGAAATCTCGCGCTGGATACCCGAGACGATCTCTATCTCGCGCTGCTGTTCAAGGATACGCCGGCGGTCAGCAAAAGAAATTTCAACGAGTTCCCGAGCTGGAAAGCTTCCGATGTAAAAGCGGCCGATCGGTTGATGGACGACAATGCACGGGATGGAGATCCACTTGTCTTCAGTCGGCATCATCATCCTCCTCGTGTGCCGGCGGGGGCACTGGTGGGGGGAGCGTCTCTTCTTCCTCAATTGTCTCGGCGATAGTGACTGCTTCTTCTTCTACCGCTACGACGGGAGGATGATCCTGGGCCTGTGCCGCTGCCGCAGTGGCTTGTGGTGGCACTGCGGCAGGAGTGTCCTGTAGCGCATCGAATTGCCGTGCGAGATGGGCTTCCGGCTGCGTGAGAGCTTTCGATGCACGCTTTTGAAGGTCTCCCATCAGTTGCGCGGTTCTTTGGGCGTCAATCACAAAAACGAGGAAGGCGAAGCCGAACGACAAGGCAAGGAGCACTACGGAATAGCTGACGATGCCCGGCGTGTTGAGGCCATTCACTGGTGGGCTCGTGGCCCAATACCTGATAGCTCCATATGCGGCAATTGCGGGAACGATCAGTATGTAGGACGCGAGATTGAATTCCTGCCGCCGCACGAATGGACCGAGCTTTTTCGCATCCTTTGTGAGAAGGCGCGTAGAGCCAGCGACGAGCGTGATCGAATAGATCAGGAATTCGCCGTGAATGATGAGGTCGGTGAGTTTGATCGGTTGTCGTGCGAACACGAGGATGACGAGTGTAATGATTGTTGGCACGAGCCAGAAGAAAAGCGTATATGCCAAGTAGTTGAGGGCAACCCGCAATGTCTCCGGGCTACACCCTCTCAGGACAGTACTGATGCTCACCACATCTTGCGGCTCGGGCTCCATTCCGACATGCTCTCCCAGGCTTGCTGTACCAACGGCGAAGTGAAGTTGCGCCAATTATATGCGGGGAGATGGGCAGGTAACTCGCAATTCCTTTTTTCCTGCTGATTTGCCCTCCGACTTTTTACAGAGGGGGTCTGTTTTCAAAATCGGCGGCTCGCGCTCTGAGAGCTGGATGATTATTATGCGCGCTCCCATCAATGATGGGTTGATATTCACATCCAGCTCGCAAAGCACGAATATGGCGGCTCTTTTATATTTCACCCTTCGCTGTGTCTCGTCGCCGATTTGCCGTTTCGCGTTGGATCGCAGGGGTCGAAGCTGGACGGGGAAACCGAGTCGCCCTTCTCTGTCCTCGAAGCCGGAGGACATTTCCTGCGTCATTCAGGGGCCGTTCATGACGGCGTTTCCGTCGGCGGTGGCTCTACCAAACTACCCTATGATTCGCTGGTGGGGGAGCAGAGTCGAACTGCTCAAACAGGCCTGCTTTATGCCGATCCCCCATCAACGAACCACGTTCCGCCTTACAGGGTCGCAAAGTCTCAAGCGTTGCCCTGCGTGGGCCGGGGTCTGCCCGGACACCTTCACTCTCAGGTGAAAAAAATGCTTTCGACTCAGTACCAGCCGAATCCTTGCGAGAAGCGCTGATACCGATGCGAAAGCATGCAAGGATTACGGGATATTGAGGCATCTTCATGAAAGCATGATGAGGGAAAAGCGCAAGGGGAGGGCTGGGGAAAACTCAATTCGCCTGGCGGCTTGCTCTTTTCCGGCGCGGTGGCTTCCGGAATTCTTCAGCTATAGCGATTTCGACACTGTTCTTCTTGTCCTCAAGCTTGGTATATGCGATGGCAGTTCCCCAAAAGATGACCCCATCTATAACGGCGCCAAGCCATCCCTTTACGATGACTCCTATAGCGCCTAGAAGAAGCACTAAGAGCACGATGATCAGACCGTTTCGATAGGACTCAATCCTCGATTTCTGGATGAGCAACTCCTTTTGCCTCGGGGTCAGTTCATCATTCGCACGTATTTCGTCTTCGACTGTTGGCCCATAGTCGTCATCCCAGTCCATTGCACTCCTCCCCCTGGAGCGGGCATCGGAGATCATCTGAGGATCTGTTGAAGAATCATACGCGCCAAGGTGACGCTATCGGCAATGACTGTTGCGAGGCGGGGGGAGGGCCGGCTTATGTTCTCGTCTCTCGCGAGCCGTATGGCCGCGATGATCGACGCCGCGATGGTAAGGGTGGAGGCGAAGCGGTCGGTAGTCCGACGCTGCTCTTCGTAGGCGTTGGCGCGCTTCATTTCGCCCATGAGGGATAGTATAGGCGAAGATAAGGCGAATATGCTGTGGAAGCCTTCAGCGGCCAGTCCGTTCTCCAGTGAGCTTGGCGTCCATGGGACGATGCGGCTTCCCAACCGCAAAGAAGAACTGGCGCGATACGAGTATAGGCCCGTTCAGGTGACCAGATGAAGAATATGTGCGCAGGTCCAGTGCCCCAAGAGGTCGTGGTCAATCGCCCAGTCTGCCATCCGGATCGCGTCGCTTGGGTTGATAGGGCTTCCGGAGATACCGCTCGCCTTGGAAAATGACGCCCACGTACTGCTTGCCATCGTGTCGAGCGGACCACGATGAAACTGTAAAACCCCATCCGAAAAGATGCCGTCGGAGTCCGGCCGGGATATATTTACGCCCTGGCTTTCGCATTGGATCAGTTTTTCGATGTCTGCGACGTTGTGGACTACGAACGGGACTGTATATTCCCAATTCCGGCCCTGAATTTCAGTTTGGGAAGGACTTTGGGCGGCAATGCGATAGGAGGCGCTGACTGAGAGAAACGGGGCTATAAAGGCAAAAACCGAGGAAATCCATATGAGACGTTTCATTAAAGGGTGGGGTGTGCCAATTTGTCACAGTTCAACCCCTGTCCTGGTTCGGACAAGCCCGATTCAATCGGACTGGTTTAATTTTGACGACCCTTTAAGCATGGCCGAATGTCAAGGAATTTCAACCCCGGTTGTCCACAGTTCGTCAATTGCGAAGGAGTGGCGAAGGTGCGACGATAAAGTGGAAATGAAAAAGCCAAAGAATGCCGTGGTGAACATCGCGCCGGGTGAAGACCTCCTGCGTTTTGCCGCCGGTCGGAGATTCGGCACGATTCTTTGCGACCCTCCTTGGCAGTTCCAAAACCGCACGGGAAAGATTGCCCCTGAACACAAGCGGCTGTCGCGTTACGGAACGCTCCATCTCCGAGACATCATCGCAATGCCAGTTTCTCGCATTGCTGCAGAACGATCTCATCTCTACCTTTGGGTTCCTAATGCCCTTCTTCCGGAGGGTATCGAGGTGATGAAGGCATGGGGATTTGAGTACAAGAGCAATATCGTCTGGGAGAAGATCCGAAAGGACAAGGGTCCCGATGGGCGCGGTGTTGGGTTCTACTTCCGCAACGTCACAGAGTTGATTCTCTTCGGCGTCCGTGGGACGAATGTTCGAACACTGAAACCTGGCCGAACGCAGGTAAACTTCATCGCCACCCGGAAGCGGGAACATTCTCGCAAGCCCGACGAGCAGTACAAGCTAGTTGAGACTTGTAGTTGGGGACCATTCATCGAATTATTTGCGCGTGGCGAGCGGAAGGGCTGGACGACCTGGGGAAATCAGGCGGACGAAACTTATACTCCGACGTGGCCTACCTATGCGAATCATTCTCAAGCGGCTGCAGCAGACGATTAAGAATTCGCGTCGTACTTCTGCATCGTGATTCCGAATGCAATGACAGGGCATCCACCGGATGCCCTGTTTCGCATTTTGGGGATGAGTTTTGACATATGCGTGGTGGACATTCCGGCGGCGGTATGTTTGCCGAGGTCGTCGAACACCTGTTGGAGTTCGTCGGCGCGAGTGATAATGATGCCAACGCTGACTACGTTTAATTCGAAAAGGAGCCGAAAGGTCGTGAGATCGCGGTCAAAGAATGGATCTTTATTGTTCCATTCGGTTTCGATGGCGATGCGATTCTTGTAATAGTCAACCTTATGAGTGGGAGCGAGTGTCTGAACGCCATCTGCGGTAACGGAAATGGCGAAACTATGCTCGATCCAATTGCGGCCGCCAAAGAGACCGTCGATTGCTCGCGCGATGGGAGATTTATTTCCTCCGCGAGCTTCTACGTGTGAACGACGAAGGACGAAGTCTGAGAGGACTGCGATGAGGTCGTTCCATTGTTCCGGGAAATCGGAATGGAGGATGGCGCAAGCATGATGACGTTCTTCGATCTGGTATGTGTCGCGGATCGCTTGCGGCAGGAGTTCGATACCCAAGACAATGACCCTCGTGAGTTAATTTGATTATTAAACGATGATTCTCCTGCTTTATTCTTCCTTCTGTCAAACGCAGTAGCCCGGCTAATTTGATCTCTAAAAACCGAATTAGGAAAACCCCGCCTTTTGAGGGGCGGGGATTAGTGCTCTTTGCCGTTCTCTGATCCGTGAGAATGGAGCATCTGAGCGCGTTTGAATTTGTTGGCGACACAATCGTTCTCGTGACGATTATGGTAGTGGAGTTCGTAGACCTTCTTCGTGGCCTTGACACGAACGGTCGTGCCCTCGCCGGTTTTGATGATGCAGTTGCACCAGTCGCAAAAGAGAATGCCGTCAATTTTCATACGGCCTTCTGTCCTGCGAACCGATCTCGAAGCTCGTCGAGTTTCGCCTTGAGGCAAGGGTCTTTGAGCGTGTTGTGATACCAGAAGGTATACGTCACGCCGTCCTTCTCGATGTGTACGGGCGTCATTTCGTCCATTGCGCCCGTTGATGCACAAAAGTCGCAAAGTTCGAAATGTGCCATGGATCACCTCCTTCGGAGAACGAAGCGATAAGACGGGTCAAGGTATACGCGGTTGATCTCCTCGGCGATGCGTTCCGGTGGCCAATTCTGAAAAAGAAAATGCCACGCCCGATGTTTCTCGATCGGAAGCCAGGAGATGTTTTTGTGGTGTTTCGTGCCGCCGAGTGACTTCGGCTTGCGATGGTGGCGGTTGAAGAGTTGTTCTTCCGGCATCTGCCCTCCTACTGGATCGCTGCGGTGGTGAGTGGAGGGAAATGCCTGAGTGCTTGGCCGCAATTCGGACAGACGGCCTGAGAGGTCTTCACCGTGAGGCCGTAATCGCGGATCTTGCGGTACGCACTCGTCTTGCCGATTCCCAAGAGCTTCGCGGCGGCCTTGATGGTGCCGGTCGCTTCGATCGCTTTGAGGAGCGCCCGTTTTTCAAGCTCGGCGAGGTTGAGAGTTTCGGGTTCGGGAGATGAGGTGATGGCCTGATGACAGGCCGTACTTCCCATCTCGTACGCTTTTGCAGCAAGCCGTTCGGGGTCGAGCGTCCCGCCCCGAACCGCGCGGGAGAGCGATTTGAGGTCGTGCATGTCTTTTTCGGGGATCATGGCGCCTCAATTCAGGGTGAAGAACCGGCCGAGATCGGCGGTCGCTTTGTATTGCGGGATGGGGTCGAGAACCTTGAAGGCGCTCGTGAAGGCGTTTTGCAGTGAGAACTTCGTTCGCGCGGTGAACTCGGGATACTCCGGCTCGAAGTAGTGGTGGTGGACGATCTTTGCGAGATGCTTCGGCGCGTCGAGCTGGTCTTCGATAAATGCGCGGTAGATGATCTCCTTTGCTTGTCCATCAGAGAGCTGCGCCTGGCGCCATCCTGCGATCTGGTCGGCCATTGGCTTGAAGTTGCGCTGCATCTGCTCCATGCCGATCGCGAGCGCATCGTTCAGATTGAAGCGCTTCGAATGCTTGGCGAGCACAGGCTCGAAATCACCCGAGAACGCCATGTTGTCGCAGACGAGGATGCGAACGCCGACCACGAGGCCGAGCCGCATGGACTTGTCGTTCGCGTTGCGCAGTCCGATGGCGAAGCGGAAGCCGTCGCCCATCGTTTCGAGGTCGAGGCATCCGAACAGCTTCATGCCATCGTTCGAGACCGCGTACTCCTCCTTCACGACGTTGATATGCCGGAAGGAAAGAGACTCGATGAGTGAGGTGACGAGGTTGATGTGAGCGATCGGTTTGTGCGTATCGGTTCCTTCAGGCGGCAGGATCTCCGCGAGCTGTTCGCGGGTCACCAATTCCGTCATACCGGTGTGCGCCATAAGCGTCATACCTTCCCCTTTCAGTTGTGAATGTGCGGATCAGGGCAAAGAGCGCCCTATCCTGCTTCGATACCGGGCGGGTCGAATCGCCCGAAGCTCGGTGTGAGGCTTCTCGAAGCAGGAGAGGACGTTCTGGAGAGCGCCCACGCCAGTAGCAGCCCTGTAGGAGCAAGCCGCGCGGCTTAGCTGGACCGTCCCGTCCGTAGCTGCTGCTGGTGTGGAAGTTCTGATCTCGTGGGGGAGATCACTGCATTAAGCAGTCGTTGACGGAGGGAGCTTTTCGTAGACGACAACTGCACCGATACCGACAACGAACTCGATAACACCGGCAATCCAATTACCGGCTTGCACACTTGCCACGCCGACGCCGATGAAAGCGATCGCGGCGGTGAGAAGTGTCGCGTTTGCGCTGGTCATAAATTTATTGACTCTGGTTTCGACCTTTGACGAGAGAAAGAATCTGCTGATAGAGCCCGACGATCTTCGTGAGGATGTCCGCTTTCTGTTTGAGCTGGGCGACGACTTCGGGCGCGAGATCCATGAACGTCCACCCTTCCTGGATGAACGGGATATAGTCCTGGCCGAAATAGCCGTTCCCGTTATCGCCCCACTCGGCACTCCATGAATTGCGGATATAGATGTAGTTCTCGTCGTACCCATACATAAGAACCGCATGGCCTGAGGTGACTGTGGCCGGTGGGCGCAACGGAAGGATGTCGGCCTTCGCCCATGAAGTTGAACCGTTCGGCGCGGTCCACCATTCGTTTCCCAGTTCCACCCCCAAAAGGACTACTCCGTTCTGATAAATAGCCTGCTTCAATCCGGCGAACGATAGATCGCTCAATGCGACGTAGCTCTTCACCAGTCGGCTCTTTGCGATGTCGAAGGCGGTTTGCGGAATCAGAGAGGCGTTTTGATACGTCGGCGTGTCGAGCGTCACGTCATTCGGAAATTGTGCGTTGTCACACACGCCAAACGCGGTGCCTTCTTTCAAAGCCTGGCGATAATAGGTTCCGTCTGCTGCGATGCCGTCGTCGCGTTTGCAGAGAGCGTAGAGGAATCGCGGCGAATAGTCCCACGAGTATGCGCCGTTATCCTTCTGCATCATTCCCGCGGCCGTCGCGTGGCCGATGCAAGATGGCTTCTGCGCTTGCATGAGCACCGGGAGTTTGGAGAGATCAGCAAAATAGGAAGGAGGGATCGGGCCGGCGGCGCCGATCAGCTTATTTACTTTATTGAGCTTGAAATCCCGCGCATCGTACGGAGATGTAAGGTGCCCAAGATTATCGAAGCCGTGCGGGTCCATTGGCTTCAGTATGAAATTTCTATGAGAACTGTCCAGTACGCCATGTGTATAACTCCTTGCAATTTAGAGCCATCGGTGTAGGGTGAAGGCATGTAGGGTCGAAAAAAGGTCGAAAACTTAAACACTAAAAATATGGGTAATCATTTGGCGATTCTTGCGCTGATCCAGGCACTCCAGCAGGAAGTCAACCTCTTGGAACTCCAGTTGGCGCAAATGCAGTCGAGCACCGTTCAGGTGGCTTCGCTCGATGTCGCTCCGGTTATGACGAGCACGCCGGAAGTTGCGGCCGTCGTAGAAAGCCAAACGGAAGCTGTCACTCCGGCTCCAGTTCTTTCGGTTCCCGTCTCTTTCAGCGCATCAGGCACGCTCGGGTATGTCACGATCGCGAACACACTCAATGAAGCGATCCGCGTCAAGGATGTGGAAGTGAACGGAACGTTCGATCATCTGAGTTTCAGCGATGCTCCGAACTGGACGTTCCAAGCGCACTTCAATTGCACGGGATTGGGAAGCCTCGGGTATCAAGCGGTCTATGGCAATCCCCGTCTCGACGTGTGTGCGCGGCACGACAACGGGCAGTCGGTGAACGAAGTCGCGCCGGGCGAGACGATGACGATTGAATATAGCGGAAGCCCCACGGGGATCACGACGGCAACGATTGAGACGGATTCAGGAGAGAGCGTGACGTTCTAAGAAGACAGCGCCTTCGGGCGCTGTTTTTGTTTACTTCTTTTTTGGTGCTGCTGGCGCTGCGGAGCTTGTCGAGTACCCGAAGACCGAAGGAATGAGCGGCCACACTTTGTCGAAAGTCGCCCTATCGTTTTTATACATGTCATAGAACGCCTGGCTGACGAGTGGGGTGAGTGATTGATACGCTTCCTGCTTCCAACTGAAGGGCTGTCCAACGACGTTGCTTCCTGCCGCCCAATCCACGAGCGTTGAAACGACCGGTGCGAGATGGTCGCGTCCATACTCGATGAACTGATCGAGGCGCGTCGGTGCGGTGAAGGGTGTCTTCTGCTGTTTCCCGGTCGTCTTGGAGGTTGTGTAGATCGGCGAACCGAGTTGCGTGACCTTTCCTGTTGAGCTCTTTTCTTTGTTCGCGATGATTTGGGATAGCAAGCGCACATACGAAGCGTTGCCTCCGGTGAGGTCGATGGTCGTATTCCCGATCTTGATCTTGCCGAAGTTCGTGCCGATAGGGTTCGTCTCAATCTGACCCCCAATGAGTTTTCCCACGCCCAAGAGCGCCCCGGTAACGAGCAGGCTGCCGGTGAGCTGGCGGATCGCTGCTGCGCGGGCAGTGGGGCTCATTTCTGGGTCGAGGTACGTCATGGGATTGAACATGTCGAACGAGCCGGCCATCTTGCGGGGAGAGAAGAAAAGCGTATTGAGCATGGACTGGTTTCGTGTCACGTCCATGCCGAAGATCTTGCTGCCGCGCCCCGTGAAGCTGTTCACGATCTGCGCGATGTCCTTCGTCGCATCGGAACCCTTAGATACATCCTCGCCTTTGAGCCGCGCGGCGTTCAGAAGATCTTCGAAGCGGCTGAAGCGGAGGTAGTTCATAAACCCGGTGAATGCGCGGGAGGATGCGCGAACGATGTCGGGTGTCTTTGTCTTCTCAGAGAGCCACGCGCTTCCTTTCTGGAGCAAGCTCGACTGGATAGCTTCTTCGCGGTCGTTCAGTTTGCCGTCGATCTTCGTGAGGGAAAGCCCCGCCGATTTTGCGATGTCGTAATCGGGGTGGCCGGAGATCATCGCTTCGGCATTCTTGTAATTGTTTTCGCTCGCGAAATACTTAAACTGTTCGGCGGCTGCTTTCCAGAACTCCGGTGTGCTTGCCATGCCCCATCCCTGGACTCCCATCGCGGAGAAGTGAAGGATGGAGGTGAGCGCAGACTTGGGGATGTTCGCAATGTCGATGAGCGTGTTCTTGATGCCGCGGTTCGGGCTCGGTTTCACCGAATCGAGGTAATCGCCGAACGCCTGTTTTGATTGGCCGTACTTCAGGATGTTTTCGTTATTCGGGTTCGCATCCCTCGCGGTCTTGGCCTCGGCCGACTGCTTGGCAAGATCCGAGAGCCTGGCAGCTTCTTCCATCGTGACGGTGGTGCCGAGTTTGTGGGCTGCGAGATCCTTGAGGAACATGTCGGCAGTCTTGGGATTCAAAACCTCGTCCATCTTGTTCACGCGCGCGATGATGTCCCGCTGCGCCTCGGGGCTCAAGCCTGACACCTTCTTTGCCCAATTGATGATGCCCTGCTGCTGGTTTTTCAAGAGGAGCTTTGACTCGAACTGAGCGTTCGTCTGCTCGGCCGACGGCTTCGACATGAACTCCTCGAAATAGGCGCGGCGCTCGATGCTCGACATCTCGGCCAATTTGTCGGGATTCAGGTCGCCGGATTTGATCCGGTCGAGGAACTCCTTTACCTCTGAAGGGGGTAAGCAAAACATTTCAGCATTTAATCGAATTTACGAAGGACGACCAATCCTCCTTTTTCGGTGCGGTTTTCTTAATCTCGCGCTTGATGTCGTCTGCGATTCTTCCCTTTGCCTTCTCAAGCGTGTCACCTTTCGCAAGTTTGCCCTGCGCGGCTTTCTCCCTCGCGTTCTGCACTTCCTTGATAGCTTCAACGGGAGATGCCTCGTCGCGTTCGGCAAGCGATCTGATCCTCTGGCCCATGGTTGTAGCCTCGCCCACGAGGGAAGATTGCGTGGCAAGATCGCGCAGGGTGTTCACATCGCCTTCTTTGAGCGCCTTGTCTTCGACCGCGACGAACACGCTCTCAGGAAGTATGCCTTCGGGTGGTGCGACGCGCCCCATCGCAATGTCTCTCGCGTTCTTGTAGTCGGAATTGATGAGGTCAAGGGCCTTCGCAGCCTGGTCTTTCATGCTCACGCTCTTGTACTGCGGCAAATCGCCGAATCCGCGCGTCAATTTCTCCTCGATCGCCTTCGATTCGACGCCAGATGCGAGGCCACTCGTCTTTGTCTGCCCGGTTCCCTCGACAGGGGTAACTTCGGGAGCCTTTTCGGTTGCTGGAGATGCGATTTCGGTCTTCTCGGCGGCCGGAGCGGGCGGTGTTTCGGCTGCGGGAGCGGACTTTGCACCAGAATTGACCTCCTGCGCCTTCTGTTGGGCGTCTTCAACGAGGGACTTCTCCGCTTCGGGGGCAATTGCGCCCTTCGCGTCCATCAATCCGGTCGCTTTGCCGAAGATGTAGCCGCCCAAAACGATCTGGCCGGCGAGCGAGCCGACATTCTTCACGGATTCTGAGAGCGTGTCTTTCGTCTGCTGTGAGAGGGGAAGAGAATCGAGCAATTTTCCGGCTGCGAAACCTCCGATCTGGCCGGTCTTGTTGAATACGAGGCCGGTCGCGTCGGCCGCGGGCTTAATGATCGGCAGTTGAGAGGCGATGTTGAACGATTCGGAGACTGGCGCCATCGCAGTTGTCGCAGCTGAGGTGAGGAAATTGAGGATGTTCGACGTCCTCTGCGCGGCGTTCTGGTTCGGAGCTACCATTTCCTTTGCACTCGCGCCGAGATTCTTGAGTGTCGTATCAATGTCGTTCTTCGCATTGCTCACGATCGTGTTCAACGTGTCGATGGGGTGAAGGATCGCGTTGCCGGCGAGCGCGTTGAAGACTTTGTTCTCAGATTGAGGGGTAAAGGCGTTGCGGATGAAAGCCGCGGCCTTGCCGAGAATAGAGTTGTCCGGGTTTTGATCGTTCTGCGTCTGATTGATATTCGGAACCTTGCCTCCTTGCTCCGGCAACGTGAGCCCTTTTGCCTGGGCCATCTGCTTCCACGCATCCACGAGCGACATATCGCCGTTGTGAACTGCTGCGGCGAGCTGGTTTTCGAGAGGATCAGTCGGGGTCGGATTTGACCCGCTGTATTTCTGATTCGGATTGTCTGCGGCCTCCAGGCGGAGATTCGATTTATTGTTCGAACCGCCGAGTTCGAGCGGCATGATGTGGTCGAGTTCTTCGAATGCGTCGCCGCCGATGGATTGTTTGATGCCCTGGCTCACGGATTCCTTCATGCGGGGATCTTGGAGCGACGTTGGATCAACCTTCTGGGCGACGGTCGGATCGAAACTCGGCGCGGTGCGATCGGAGAGGAGTTGAGATGCCTTCGCTTCAGGATTCTCATAGGTCAAAAGGGGCTTCCCAGAGGCCGGATCGGTGTCCACTGCCGCCCCATACCCGCCTCCGAGATTGCCCTTTAAAGCGCTTTGAGGGACGCCGGAAGCAGTCGAGGCGGGGTTTGTATTCGGAGAGAGAGAAACGGGCTGTACGGGGGCTACAGGAGCAACCGGGGCTGGTGTAGCGGCCTGCTTAGCTGAAAAGAGCCCCGAGAAGGGCGTTTTCGGGGAAGGAGCAGCCGAAGGCGCCGCAGGTGCGGCTTGCGAACTGCTGAAGAGACCTGCGAAGGGAGCTGCCATCGTTATTTCGGCTTCGTGAGGCCGGTGTAATTATTCGTCGGATCCGCGGTGTTCGCGTACTTCTTAAAATTCGAAACAAATGATGCGGCGGAGAGTCCATTTCCCATCCACGCGTTCATAGCCGTAGACCAGTCTGCCGGGTTGATGTATCCATCCTGTCCCTTCACGCCCTGAAGCTCGGAATCCATACTTGAAATAGCGTCGGCAGTCGAGACCTTGGGAGCGTTTGTCTTGCCGGCGAAGAGCTGATCGAACGATTGCGTGTTGGGGTTCCACTGGTACGTCGCACCGCTCGCGCTTTTGATCGTCTTCGGCGCGGCTGCTGCTTTTGTCGCTGCGGCGGCTGCGGCTTTTGCCTGCGCTTCGAGTACCGTCAGCTTAGCTTTGTTCGAATTCGTCGTCGCGGTGTTGTCAGCCGTTTCGCGGGTCACCATGTCATGAACGGACTGAAGTTTCGTCTTGTAGTTATCCTGAAGGTTCTTGATGTCGGCGGTGGCGAGGGACGTGAGGTTCTTTACCTGGCCGACGCGCGATGCTTCGTCGAGCCACGGGTTGTCGTTGATATTCCCCGTCGCCGTGTTGAGGTCGTTCTGCTTCGAAGCGATCTCATTAGCGAGCTGGTCGAGGCCCGCTGTGGAGTACGCCTTGTTGTAGAGGCTGATTTCCGTGTCAGTCGGTGCCGCCGTGAGATTTGCAATGGCGTCGTTATAGTCTTTGAAGCCCATGCCCTGCGCGATAGTGTCCTGCGGGCTCGGTGCGGCGGGAGTGGCTGCCGGAGCTGCCGGCGCAATTGGCTGGAACGTGCTGCCTGCCACGGCGGTGTCGCGGGAGTATGTATTCTTCGTCACCGGATCGGTGATGGTCTGGATTGTCGAAGGAGTTGCGGTGGGGTTCACTTGATTAAGGGAAATTACCGATATTCGTTCCGCGCCCCGCGCGACCGTTGGGGAAGAAATTCTGCGTATTGAAGAATGGGCGGTTCTGTTGCTGCTGCTGGGCCTTGCGCTCGCCCATCGGTTTCCACACGTTATCGAGAATGGAGAACGCCTGGGCCTCGACGAGCTTCGCGGTGTTCGGGTCTTTCTTCTTTTCGGAGTTCAAGGCATCGGCGTATCCAAGAAGCACGATCGCCATATTGCCAGAATTCTCATCGTTGTCATCGGTCGGAGAGAAGGGCAAGAGGTCCGTGTCGTTCACGAGCGTCGGCGCGCGGCGCTTACCGGTGATGTCGGCGATCTGGTTCAGCGAGACGGCGTTCGTATTGACGAAGATGAACCGCTCGTTCTCGCTCCAAATTTTCGCCTGGTCGGTCGGGTAGTCCGTGAGCCATTTTTGGTAATCGGCGAAGAGCTTCTTTTCGAACTCCGCGAAGCCTTCGATGAGCAGGCGATATGCGCTGAAGTCCTCGAACGTGTTCGGATAATCGAGGTACCCCGCGGAAAGGATCTGCGAGGTGATCGTGAATTTGTACGTCTTCTCGGTGAACGTCCACGGCTTGTAATCCCACGCCCGTTTCAAGCCGAGATTGAGGTAATCGGTGATGTCCTGAAGCGCGAAAAGATTGTTCGACCCGGCGGCGATGTCGGTAAGAGAAGTGTTCAGCTTGTTGCAGAGATAGGTTTTCGCTTCGCTGAAGATCATTGTGGGGGGGATTAGTTTAAGTGTAGGACGTTTTATTTTTTTCGCCAGTCGTCAACCTTGGCACATATAGGTGATTCCGGTGACCTGTTGGCTGACACTGATCGTTCCGCTGCTACAGTAATACGTTACCCGGAAGGTGAAGGTCGTCGGACCGATACTTTGCAGGGAGAGATTCATGGTTCCTGACGAAGTAGAGGCGGTCTTCGTCCACGCCGTCGTAAGCCCACCATTGGCAGGTATTGAGCTGCCGGTGACGGTGTAGTTCGTGAGTCCAGAGACGGCATTTCCACTGCCGTCGAAGGTGATGTACATGAACACAAAGTCATAGACCTGGCTTCCTCCCGAATTGCCCGGTACCTGGAAATTATTGATCGTGATCGTGATGAGCTTCGGTGTCGTCCCGAGGCCGTGCGTGACCACTGTATCGTTATTCTGCGGCGTGGTCGTCATGTTGATCGAGCCGATAGAAATGTCAGGGATCGTCCCGCTCGATACCGCAAAGCTGCTTGAACTGGTCGCTGAAATGGTGATGTTGCCAGTTGAGCCAGAAATCCCAATGCCGGTGCCTGCGGTGAGCGAGAGAACGCCAGTGTTATTGATCGTGACGGTTCCTGTGCCGCCTCCTGGAGATATGGAAATTCCTGTGCCGGCGAGGAGTTGCGTGACCCCAGACCCGCCGGTGATGCTGAACTGGTTCCATTGATCCTTGAAATACAGGTAGAGATAATAATTTCCTCCGGTATAAACGAACTGGAGCTGCTCCTGGAACGTCTGAGGGATAAACGTTGGCGCGGCCGTGAGGCACTGCTGCGTGCTTTGAAGCTGCGTGAGGATCGGAAGGAACTGGTCGATCGGCGTTCCGGGAAGCGTAGGCGCGGAAGTCACCTCGTCGGATGTTTCGACCTGTACGTTGCCTGCCTGTCCCTCTTTGTTGAATTCGTCTAGTGTCATGTTTGGTCGTAGCCGATGTCGTTGAACACGAAGTACGAAGTCTGCACTTCGAGCGAAAGGGTGGATGGGATACCGTCGAGCACGACTTTCACGAGGAACTGTTTGCCCTTGATGCTGTTCACGCTGAAGAACAGATTTTTGAGTTCAGAGAGCGTGGTGAAAGACTGGCGCTTGATGAGCGTGAACGGCTGTACCTGAAGATTCATACCGGCTTCGGTCGCGTTTGCAGCAGTAAGGTCGAGCGTCCACGTCTCGTTCGTCAATCCTTGGTTCGCGATGGCGGTGATGTGCGCTATGAAGCCTGCATTACTTCCCTCAAGGATCGTCACTTCGTCGCCCACCTGCGCTTTTGCTGTCCCGGTCACAGTCCAGTCAACCTGTACCTGGTTGTGGTTCGTGAGCTGCGCGCTCGTCACCGCATGGCCCCAGAGCTGGCGCTTGAAGTTGTAGGCTTTGACAGAAACATTGAATGAGAGCGTGGGGTGCTCGGTCGTGGAATTGAGGATGCTCAGGTTGAGCACGATCCCTTCGAGCGTCTTGTCAGTTGGCCCGAAGAACACGCGCTGGTACTTGATGCGGCCCAATCCCAGTTCTTCGGAGGTGAACTGCGCGGTGGTCGGCGGCTGGTTGATGAGCTGTGCGAGATAGTTCACCCCGCCGTTGCTGTACGCGACAGAGATGCGATTGTTCGCGAGGTCGGTGATGATGGAATTCACATTCACGTTGAATGTAGCACCCGTGGCGACGGGGATGTAGCTCCATGCCTTCCGGGTGAGGAAGTAGAGATACAGTCCCGGCTTCTTCTTGCCGTACTGCGTGAGATCGCCTACGGAATTATTGATGATGAAGAAAAGTACGTCATTCACGAGCGACATCTGCTGCGGCAATACATCCCCGTTCGTGTAGGGATTGAGCGCAAGCGGGTCGTCGAAGATGCCGAAGAACTCTTTGACGGTGATGCCGTTCGTGATCCATACCTGGCGGTCGGTCTTAACGAGCCAGTTCTCCCCGTAGGGTTCGATCGCGAGGATCTGGCCGGGTACCCACTTCCACGGTACTTTCGAACGGGGCGAGATGCCGTCCCAGAGGATAATGGCTGCGCGGCTCCCTTTGTTCGCGCCGATCAGCACTCCCGCGGGGCCTGAGCGGATTCCGACAATGGTCATCTGGCTCGGCAGGGTGAATGCGCTGTTGCTCCATGAGCCATCCGAAAACACCGCATCTACAGTATCGTTATCTGCAATGAAGACAGTACCCTCGTACCAGTCCATCGGGTGCTGCGTCGATTGAAGGCTCTGATAGGTGTCGTTCCATACGGCCCCGTCGAATTTCCCGAGCTGGTTATTCGTCGAACCGCAGGCGTAATACAGGTTCCCGTACTGATCGGCGAGCAAGCCCGCTCCGTTGCCGCCGGGGTTGCGGACGCGTGAGAGATTGTAGGCGCCCTTCGTACCTTCTTTCCAAATCTGCCCTGAGTCATCCTGCACGTAGAGGAATCCGTTGATCGTGACCTGATGACGAACCTCTCCGAGCCCCGGAATGCCTGCGCTCGATGCCTTATTCACCATCGAATATGCCGCAGCCATCCCGAAGAGCGTCGGTGTGAATCCTTGAGAATGAAAATGCGTTCCGACGATGGGGAGATCGGAGAAACCTTCTGATGCGCCGAACGGGACGACTTTGAGTGCCATTATTTCTGGAAATAGTTGGTGTATATCTGGATTGCGAATTCGATGATGCCCAATGCGCCGAGTCCCATGAGCATCCACGAATACACTTTGTCGAGCTTCTTTCCCTGCGCATCGAAGCGCTTGTCAACGATGACCTTGAATTCTTCGAGATCGGCCTGGTTCGCCTTTTCCTGCTCTAACGCCGCGACACGGGTGGTCGTGTTGTCCTTCAGTTCCTTGATGTCCAAGATGGCCCGGTCGAGCTTCGTGGCGATCTGTATTAAGAGGTCGTGGTCGTTCATTGGAATTTGTCTTCAAATTCGGTGTTCTGCTTCGAATATTTATCGCTGAACGTGGTGCCCTGCTGGGTGTATTTGTCGCTGAATGAGGTTCCCTGTGAAGAGAACCTGTTCATGAACTGGATGAACAGTCCGTTCACCATCGCTTTCATCTTGTCGTAGCGCCCTTTTGCAATCATCATTGCGTCCGAAAGATAGGCGTAGGCGGTGCGAAGTCCGGTCACGGTGGCGAATCGGGAGGCTCCGTTCATCACTGAATCGGTCATGGATTGGAAGTGCGCGGCTATTGAGGTAAGGGAAGCGAAGCGCGATGCTGCGTTCATGATTGTGTCGGAGAGCACTCGCACAACGGCTCTCACCCTCGTCACCGTTGCCAATCGTCCCGTTGCATTCATTATGGAATCTGTGAGTTTTTTCACAAGCCCGACATTGAGGACAGCGAAGCGGGACGCGGAATTCATGATCGTCGCGGAAACGGAGCGGAAGAACGAGACGAGCTTCGACACAGTGCCGTTCGGATATGGAGAGACATTGTAGAGTCGGGCAACCTCGGCAGCAGAGAGTAGGCGGTTGTATACCCTGCAATCATCCAATGAACCGGAATAGTGTGCGCTCCCAACGGCCATCGAAGAATTTTGAGTGACGTTTCCCAAGCTGGAAATACTGGCCGTTCCTGCCGAGACGCCGTTCATATAAAACGTCATCACATGACTCGTGGTGTCCACGGTGACAAAGAAATGGCACCACGTGTTCACTGGTACGTTGTTAATGGATATTGCGGGGCGGATAGTGCCATCACAGATATATGCGCTAAGTTGCCCCGTGTTTCCGTTAGTCCGAACGTTGAATCCTGGACTTATAGTGCCATTATCTCCGCCGGTTCTCATGAGAACGAGGCCATTCGTCCATCCTGTGATGTTTGCCCACCCTCCATACGAGAAGCTGCTTGTCCCCATATTGAAGTACGAAGTCCCAGACCCCGCAAGAGAAGTATTAACCCCGTCATAAATTCCGGCATACGGCCCGACGATGCCGGTCGCGTAGTACGTTGTTCCTCCTGCTCCAACCTTGTTGCCGCTCCATGTAAGTGTCTGTCCATTGCCGCTCGAATCAGTAGCGCTCGTGCCCGACCCTTCATCAAACTTCCACCATGCCATGAGGCCCGAATCAATCACACTGGTTGCTGCCATCATGGAATCGGACATTGAACGGGGCACGTTGCGGATTGCCGCCACGCTTGCAAGCCTGCTCGCCGCATTCATGATTGTGGCTGAAACAGACCTGAAGAACGAACTCACACGCCCCACGGTGGCAAGGCGGCTTGCAGCATTCATGATCGAATCGGATTCCGTTGCGGTGTAGGCAGTGGGGTTGACCATCGTCTGACCCGAGCCGCCGTTGTAGAGATCAGCAATCTCCTGCGATGAAAGCGCCTTGCTCCAAATGCCGAACTCGTCGATTGAGCCGGGGAAGGGTGTAAAGAGAGAGTTCCCGTACACCTCACCGCTCAAGTTGAGCACTGCGGTCGTGGTCGTGGTGTTCCCGCTCGTGATCGTGGTGTTGAGCGATCCATCGACCCAAATCGTGTAGGTTGATCCGTTCCTGATCCCTACAATGTGATGCCAGGCATTGTCGTTCACGGTGGTCGTTCCGGTGCAGTTGGTAGAACCGCCGACACCGTAGTTAATTAAGCGAAAAGTCGGCTTCCCGCCGGTGAACTCGTTAAGGGTGAGGCACAGTACCCATCCGCTGCCGCTTACGGTGTCGTATTCGGAAGTGATGCGAACACCCGAAGAGGTCGAGGTCTTGATCCAGCAAGAAAATGACGCATCCGTAAGGGAGTATGCCGTCGCGAAGTGGGTGTACTGCGACGATCCGTTATACGTGATGGCGTTGTTGACCTTCCCGGTGCCGTACGTCGGGCTCGCGACATCGGTGCCGTTGTGAGATCCAAAATAGTCGCTGGAATCGCTGTCGAGTTTGAAATAGGAAACAAGCCCTGTGGTGAGGGTTCCTCCGGTGTCAACAGTGAAGTGCTTTGCCATGATTCAAACCCCGGCAATGAGATGCCGGGGACTAAAGATTGATGGTCCAGGTCACGGAAAGAGTGTCCCCGCTGTTCAGCGTGGAGGACGATGCGAAGTTGCCTTCGACATACAGGTTGCCGGTCGAAGCGGCATCGAAGAGCGCCGCGGATGCGACGGTCTGCGTACCCGATGCGGTGAAGGTATGGGTGAAGGTGAACGACGCTGCTGCGTCGAGCGATGCGGGAGCGGAATAGCTGCCGGCGGTCGCTGCTGCGCGCGTGAAGCCGTTCGTCGAGAGCTCGCTCGTGAGCGTGGTGTCGCCGTGCGCTGGAGTAAGCGTTGCTGACGAGACGGCGAGATACTTCGGCGCCGCCGGCGAGCTGATGCCGCCGAGCGTGGAACCGGAGATCAGGGAAGCGCACAATGCCGCGCCGGCGTCGGTGCGGGAGTTGTAGCTGCGCTTCATCTCGGTGCCGCCGTTCGCCCTGGTAATCACCGCGTCGATCCGGTTATACCCGGAGATGCCAAGGTGGTACCCGACGAATGCGCCGAGCTTCGTGTGGAGGAATCCCTTCACCATCCGACCGATCGTGCTGTGTTGGATTGGGGTTCTGGTGTTCATTTTCTTGATTTCATAGCTGCTGCCGCATGTGCAGCGGTTTTTCGTGCGTAGATCGCGCCTGCGACGCGAGCCCCGGCCACTTTGGAGCCGTATTCCTTTGCTGCGGACTGGGCGATCTTGTTGAAGTTGCCTGTAGTCTTTGTGCGGCCAAGGCGCTTTACTGCGGCCATGCCGCGTGCGCCCTTCGGCTTGTGCCCCTTCGAAACAGGGGTCATTTTGGGTTTTCGTGTCATGTGGGTGAGGGTTCAGCTCTCGCCCCGCTTTTTACGAGGCGAGAACAGAACGATTAAAGCGTCGAGAGCGATGCGTTGAAGACATCGCCGGTGTTGACGTATACCGCGTTCGGAACGACGGTTGCATCATCGAGGGCGGTCGTGCCGCCGACGAAGTTGCCGGTGCCGGTCGGGTTGATGATGACGAAGCCCATTGAGACTTCACCATCAGGAACCGTCGGCATGAGGACTGCGCTGAGCGACGCTCCAGCAGTACCCATGTACGTGTGAAGCGCACCTGCGGCATTCACGGTAAACACGAACACGTTGAACGTAGCGTTCACAACGGTGCCGGAGAGCGCGGCACAATCGGCAGCTCCCTTCGTGTACAGGGTCCCGTCAACGAGGTAATAGACCGCGTTTGCGATTTTCGCGAGTGCTGATGCCGACCCGTGGATCGCAAGAGCGCCGGTGACGAGCATCCGGTTCGTGAGTGCGCGCTGGATCTTGTCGAAGAGCGCGCTCATCTCACCTTCCGTGTTGGGGAACTTGATAGATTTCGTACGAGCCATAAAGATAATGATTATTTGATGTCGGCCTTTTAAGATTCCCACCCTCCGTCACAAGCGAAGGGTGGGATTGAGGACTACGACCAGGAGCCGGTGCAGAAGAGTTCAGCGGCGAACTTGCGGCGGTTGTCCTTAACGAAGGAACCGTAAACAAACAGGTCCTTATAGGCAGCGCCGAAGTTACCGATGAGCATCTCTTCGATCTCCGCTTCGAGGACTTTGTCCGCGAAGGTCTGCCAGTTCTTCTGGATCGCGAGGGCGTGATAGCCGTTCGTGTTGTCGCCAGTCAAACGTGCAGAGCTGAAGATCTTGAAGCCGACGAGCTCGGTGATAAAGCCCTTGACGACCAACTGCTCATAGGCAGCCGGAACGTTCAGGACGATACCCGTGGCGCCGGGGATGAGGTTCGCGACCTCGGTCGGAAGGACCAAGACGCGATCCGTCTCCGGAACCTCAAGCGCATCGAGTTTCTGCTTGAGCTGAAGGATGTACGTGAGGAGCGTCGCACGGGTGAGAGCGATCGGTGTGACAGCCTCGATAGTGTACGAGGTACCGCCCGAAACCGCACCGCCCGTGTACTGCGTCACTTCATCCAAGTCGTCGGTGATCGTGATAGCCGTCGTGGACGTAAAGGTCGCGACGCGGTACCACGAGGTCTGACCGGAAGCCTGGAAGCCGCGGCCGACCATCGCCGAAGTGAACGTCGTGCCGGAGCCGGTCACGTTGCCCGAAGAATCGACGGTTACGGTCCCGGTCGCGTAGTTCGTGCCGATGCGGTTGCCCGCAGCGACCTTCGTGTACTTGCCGAGAACGAACTTGTCGATGTTCTTGCGGCGCTCGTTGAACGCCTGCTCCTTCACAATGCTCTCCGGGTTCTTGATGTACGACTTGAATTTGTCGAGCGTCTTGACCCGGAAGTAGAACGACTTCTGCTGATCGATGACGAGCTGACCGTTCGATTCCGTGAGGTCATCGACCGAAAGGTTCGCGCCGGTGTAGTCCTTCTCCGTCAACTTCCCGAGGTTCAGGATGTTGAGGATGGAACCAACGCCGACAATCTCGCCTTCATAGTCGCGATTCACGAGGTCATCGAACAATGCTCGTGCATAGAGTTCGCGGGTGACCTTCGAGGAGAAGGCTTCCGCGAGCTTAGTGGGGTAATTGTTCATTACTTGCGTGTTGTGTTAACCCCAACCGTCGCCTTATACCTTAAAGGTCATCGTCGAGCGCGTCCGGATTCGCTTTGATGTAGGCCGTGTATGCCTTCTCATCGGTTTTGCGAAGCGTTCGCAGTTCGTCGGCGGTGAGCTTCTTGGGCTTATCGGGTGTCTTCGGGCCGCCGGTGCCTGGCAAGAGTGAGGGTCTTGCGGGGCCGGGCGTCGGATTGGAAGCGCGCTGAGCGGCACCTTGAGATTGAAGGAATGCGGGCACGAGAACATCCATACTGGTGTTCTTGTAGCGGGATGCGTACTGACGAAACTCTCGCTCTTTGCCTTGTAAGGCATTGTTCGAGGCGATTGCGACTTCGATGGTCGTGTTCCACGAACGTTCAGCTTTGATCTCGTCCAATGAGGAAACTGCGTTCCCCGCGATACGCTCCGCCGCGAGTGTGCGGCGTGCCAACGATCTCTCGGTTTCACTCATCGCTTCCCATGCCGGGAATGCTGCCTGAAGTTCCGAATCGGTTGGTTCTTTTGTCAAATTCCTTTCAGCCAATTGCGCTTTGAGGGCTTTGTTCTCCTCAACGATCAATTGATTCTCCCTGGTGGACTGCGAGAATTTCTCCTTGTAGTCCGGTTCGGGAGGAGTCGGCTGACTCGGCTCCGCAGGTGCTTTCGGTTCCTGCTCTCCTGTTTCCGTCTCGTTGTCGAGGTTAGGATCTTCGTTCATCTGATGTGGTGCCGTCCCTTTCGGGGTTTGGCAATGATTTAATTTTAGGTCGCGCTCGATTTTGCGCAACTGTGTACAACTATTCCGACTTCTTCTTGCTCGGCTTCTCGGGTTTCTCAGTCCCGAGGACCTCCGCGTAGAGGCTCAACTGCTGATCGTCGAGGTATGAGCGACGGGCGCGGAGGAATTCGATGTCGCCGGGAGTGAGCGCCGCCGGCTCCTTCTTCAGGATTTCGGCGAGGCGGTCCTCCCACGTCTGTTCGATCATCGCTATTCGGCGCTCCCTTCAGACGCACCCGCTTCAGCCTGTGCCTCGGAAGCCTCGGCTTCCTGACTCTCCTGACCTTCCTGCTTCTGTTCTTCGTCCATGTGAGTGGTGATTAGATTTCCCGACCTTTATTTATTCAATCCCGAACTTTGACTTCAGGAATGATCGCAAGTGTTCGCGCTGCTGCTGCGGGGCAAGAATGATCTTCGAAATGTTTTCGCATAGTGTGGTGTACGCCTTATAGAACATCTCTTTCTCCGGGGAATTCTTGAAATCGCGCAATTCCGCATAGGCGCGCTCAAGCTCTTTTGGCAGGATCTTCTTCAGATCATCGATACTGACATCCGACTTTGCGAGTATCTGCGCCCACTGCTGGTAGGTCGCGCGCTCCGCGGCGGTGAGCTGGTCTGGGCTCGTTATATGGAGTTTTTCGAAGAGTGCGTCAAGCATTGGCGGGAATGGCAGGTTGCGGGGCAGGCTGGCCCGGAGTCGCGGTTGAAGGCATCATCGGCATCGCTACAGCGGCCTCCTCGACTGCCTGCTGTTCATCTGGCGTGAGGCCGAGCCAATCGACTACCTTCTCGCGTTCGATCTTCTGAAGGGCGGCATTGTTCGGGAAGAGCGCGTTCGCAACCTGGAACTTCTTGATCATGTCGAGCGAGTCCGATTCCTTGTCGGCCTTCGAACCGACCTTCGTCTCATAACCCTGCTCGGAATACATGGCTGACGGCTTGAGGGTCTTCGCGTAATACTTGCCGGACGGTCCCTTCTTGTGGCGTGTGACGGAGTTTAACGTGTCCTTGTTCGCCATCACGATCTCCACGAACAAGCGGCCAATGTCCATCCAATAGCGCTTGTGGTACTTCGAGACATTCTGCGCGCGCTGCTTCGCTTTATCTGCGAGAAGCTGGATCTCCTGGGCGGTCTGCTGTGCGCCGCCGTCGTTCGGATCGTTTTCGCCCTGTTCTACGGCTGTGGCGCCGGTCACGCCCTGAATCTGCTCGTCGATCCAATCGAGCTCCTGCGTCACTTCCGGCATCTTGTCGATCGTGACGGGCTGCAATACTTCCTTGGGAGGGCCGGGCAATGGATAGAAACCGAAGGGGGAAGGATCATATCCGACAGGCGTCCAGCCTTCCTTCGCGGTTGAATCATAGAAATACATGCCATAGTTTGCGAGCGTGCCGTTCTCAACCTTCTGGCTCCATCGGGCATTTGCAACAAGGTTCATCTGCCGGACAGAATCCGCCCCCCCATCGCTCCAGGTGTCCGTGCGTTCCACGTCTCCGGCCCAGGTTGGAATGGTGAAACGGTTGATGCCGAGAATCTCGCGCATGGGTTTCTGCATGAGGATCTGATCGCCGTTTCCCGTGACGACCACCATCACGACATCTTGTTTGGTAGCCTCGTCCCAAACCTTCACCTGCATTTCGTTCAGCTCGACATAGGTTTCCCCGAGCACCGGGTTCAAAACGTCCTGGACACCCATATCCTGCATCTTCTGGGCCTTGTCTGCTGCGATCACAGCGTTCTGGCCGGCGCGGATGAGCCCTGCTTTCGTGGCAAAGAAGTCCTCCAGCGCTTTGACCGCTGCCTTGTCGTAGAACGGATTCAGCTTGATGTCCGAGAGTGTCCGAAAGATGCCGATGTGGGTAATCCGCCGGGCCGATTCCACGTCCCAAGGGTTCATGAACCGGTCGAGGAGAATGTCCATCGGGTCGATCACTTCCATCGTGATATACCCGTCCACGACGTTCAGCTTCATGAACGTCCGGCCGTAGAGCCATTCCTGCTTGCGGTCCACTTCCTCAAGGATGTCCAGGCGGCAGCGCTCCACGAGCTCGTCCCAATACGCGTTCAGGTAGATCTCTTTCTGCTTGTCGTTGCCCTTGTCCTCGTAGTAGTTGTCAACCGGCCAATTGGTCTGCGTGAGATACGTTTTGAGCGTCTTCTTCATGTACGGCACATTGACGCTCTGCCGCTGCGTGAGGCGGTTCACGATCACGGTGTCCCGATAGAGTTCGTAGTTCGTCGTCCACTGGGGATGGCGCCGCTCACGCCAAAGACGGTCGGAGAGGTAGTGCTTCTGGATGACGGAGATGTCGATGGGTTTGGGCATGAAGACGGGCCATCGACCTTGGCTTATATAACTCAATTATGACTGGTGGGCGAATTTCGGCAAGTTGGGGATAACCCAAAAGATTTCCATTGTGTTTCTACCCTTAAGTGCGGTATGCTGGCGGCCATTCGCATTGCAACCTGAAGCGATCCAATTTCGCTTCCCCCAAAGGGAGGTCTTGATGCGCTATGCCTTGCTGCTTCTCTCTATCACACTCCTGATGCCTCATCAGGTAACCTCCCAGCAACCTCTGCCCTGCCATGACATTTCCGGTCGCCTGGTGCCATATATAGCGAATCCAAGTGGTCAGGGCGACGTGGCTATGGCGGCCTTCGATAGCCGGGGGTATCCAGTAATCTACGTAAATCCGAACATTGTGAACTTGAGCGAACCCACGCGGCAATTCATGTACGCGCACGAATGTGGGCATCACGCGCTGGGACAGGTCGGCGGCCCAATAACTAGGGTTCAGGAACAACAGGCTGACTGCTTCGGTATTGTTGCGCTCGTGCGCCAACACTTGATAGATAAGGACGACTTCGATGTGATAGTGCAAGAAGTTGCCGCCTACGGGCGAGGAGACTGGACTCATTTGCCCGGACCGCCGCGTGCAATCAATCTCACTGCATGCCTCAAGGCGAAGGACCTTGACTTTAAGACCACAGATCCAGATTCAGATTCAGCTTCTGATACAGGTTCGGCTCCAACTCCTATGTCGTACGCCGACTGCCGGAACAATTACAACTCCTGCAGGAGCAAACTTGTCACCGTCGATGCGTGTCTACATGACCGTGTCGAATCGTGCAAAAGAGCCTTTTGCACTAATAAGTCGTGGGAAGCTTGTCAGAATATTTGCGGTGCCGACCAACACACGTCTTGGCGAGACACTTGCCAGGAAACCAGAACCTATGGGGAACAGGAATGCCGCGATGACCGAAAACAATGTTGGGCAGACATAGCGGCGGCAAGCCAAAAGCCATAGGTCAGCGGGGAATCCCCGGATACGGCTTCACAAGCCCGGTCGTGGGCGGCGGGACAAACGACGGCTTTTTCACGATCGATGCGATCGCGTACCGGATAGCATCCATCGAATGACTGAACTCGTGATCCGGCTCATTGAGCGTATTTCCGTCCCTATCGGTGAGCCATAGATACGCCCGGTATTCCTTGATGACATTGAGCGACCGGTTCGTCACAGAGATCGGCTGCGCCTGGACGAGTTGGATGCCGTTATTGACCGAATCCTTGCCCTTCTCGGCCCCAAGGATGTTGAGGCCATAGCTGTGAATCTCATCGATGCTCTTCGGTTCAGCGGAATCGGCGATCACGAGGGCGCGCGACTGGTTGAGAAGCGTATCGGCAATCTGCCGGTTGCTCATGGCTTTCTGGAACAGAACTTCGTCGAGAATGAACCCACCGTTATACCGGTAGACTGCTACGATGGCGCTCGGATCGTTCGAATAGCCGAAATCAAGGCCGTATCGTTCAAGCCTGGCTTCGTGGGGTATGGCGTCGATGAACTGCCAGCCGGTATAGATCCGGCCTTCGATCTCACCCAGTTGGCCCAGTCCGTAGACCTGCCACCATTGCTTATTGCCCTTGTGTGATTCGATCTCGGCGATCGTGATCGGGTCGAGCGCTTCATTGTCGAGGTACGTGAGCGTGATGAAATCGACATCGTTGCGCCGGTTCAGGAATTCCGTGTAAAACCAGAACTCAGAGCTGGGATTCCAGTCGAGCCATACGATCTCGCGGGTGCGGACGATGAGCTGATCGGCGATTCTGAAATCGAGGTTGTTCGCCTCATTGATGAAGAGCACATCACGGCGCGGGCCGTGGGCCTTGCCATAGGTATCGGGTGAATAGAACTCAAGCTTTGAGCCGGTTTCGAACGTGTACGTGTGTTTGGTCTGGTTCCACCGGTTGTCATCCCAGTAGCCCCTGTCCTTCATGATGTTCTCGAAGTCGAGCATCGCGCCCTTTTCGAGATGGGGATAGGACTCCGAAACGACCGATGCGAGCTTGTTCCGGTTGGACTGGCAATAATCGATCAGCCAAACAAGGATCGAGATCGTTTTCGAAGCTGATGTGCCGCCCGCAACAGCTCGGATGCGCTTTCTGAGTGCGAAAACTTTGCGTGTCGCCGTCGTATCGACGAATGCGAAGCGCTTACTTGCCCGCTCCAGCGTCTGTGGTTGATTTACCACCATAGATCGGAGTAGGAAGTGGATTGCCGCCAGTCGTTATGTCGATGTGATCGGTGGCCTTCCCGAATGCCCGATTGAACATGGAATCGATCGCCTGATTGCTCGGCTCCTTTACCGTGATGAAGTAGTATGTCGCGCTCTCGTCGTTCGGATCGTCGAGGGTAAAGATGCCCTCATGCTCTGCGAGATTGTCGATGTAGCTGCGGATTTCCCACTCGGCCTCGACGAGCTCCGGCTTTTTCGGACGCCAGAATCCTTGCTTGGTTCCGTCTTTCTTCGTGCCGCCGGTCGAAACCCATTCCTTCTCGATCTTGTAAAGGAACTGCTGGCCGTTCGCGAGAATCATCTGTGCATCGAGGATCTTGTCGGCCTTTTGCATGATGCGCTGACGGAGAGCGGTAAACACGCGCTCCCTTTCGAGTGTCGCTGCGGATTTGGAACCTTTTTTCCGGCCGGCTCCTGGCCTCTTGCCTCCAGGCATGATTTGAAATTCAGCTATTCATATTTGGAAATCGGAACCGAATATCTGTTTGTAGAGCTCGTCCATCTCGGCGGCGAGCTCGCTGAGGGATATTGGGTCAACAATGACGAAGAACGGGCGACGCCTCATGGTGGGTTCGTTCTTCCGATAGAAAATCCAGCGGCTCATGTCTGGCGCAGGAAGCATCAACGGTTGCTTGTTCTCATTCATGGTCCGGGGCTTTTCGGGTTTCAGGCGCCATCACGATTGAGAGCAAGAGCCTCCAAAGTATCTTCGGAAAGAAGCGGGGGCGCGGCCGGATGATCTTCCGCGCGATGTAATGGATCGTTCCCGGATCGTCCAGGATCTCCATCACCTTGCGGTTTACCTGTAGCGTGCGGTCGTATTTGCGGGACATTTAGATGGTATGGGCGATGATTTCCACGATTGCGACGCTCGTGAGCACCGTGAGGAATACGATCGCAAGGAACCGCAGTGACTCCTTGAAATGCTTGGGTGTCATGGGGATAGTTTCACAGTAGAATATTCACAATTTCTGTCAATCCACAGATTTATAACAGTTCTCAGGAGGATTCATCGAATGACCGAGCAGGTAAAAGAGACCCTTGAAGAGATGAAGAAGATACTCGCCGAAGACCCGCAGGCATCACAGGTGTATGGTTGCTGCGTATGGTTCGATGAACACAACGTCGAACATCAACAAACGTTGACCCGTGAGGAGTGCGCAACGCACGAAGGAAATGTATTTGCACCCTTAGCGAGATGTTAAGCCGAATTGCCTTCCAAATGTTCAAGACACGTCCTGGTGATGGGGCCTTAGCTCGAAATAGAATTTCTCGTATACTCTGGGTCCCATCCTCGCCGCGCTCCTGAGCTGCTCCAATTCCTTCGTCTCCCACGGTTCGATGATCTGGGAGAGTTTGTAGAGGAACTGTGCGGTGCCGGCGCCCCACTTCAAGTCGAGGTTCTCCCGGTAGAGATCCATGTCCTTCATGCCATATTTGTTGTTGTGGGTCCCTCTATTACAGCCGATCCCCTCGTGATTGAGGTTCATGGGATGGAAGCGGGTCGGCATCAGCTCGCGGCGGCGGTAGTGTCCGGCGTCGTACTCCTTGTGGAGCTTATTGCAGGCGATACACGGGTCGTTGGCATCACGTTCCCGGATCATGAGCGAAACGGCGCGGTCAGTTCGTTCGATCGCTGCCGAGTGCTCGTTCCTGGTATGCGTGCGCCACTTTCTCATGCCTCCAAGTGCTTGTTTATGGCGTCCCGTACGTGAGTCCAAAAGCGCCGCGCAATCGGATTTCTCACGTCAATAAAGCCGCTCTTTTTGCTATTGCAACGAACGCAAAGGGTCTGGATGTTTTGCTTGCCGAGGTTCTTCTTATTGGGGCTCGGGTTCTTCTCGGCGACAGGGAAGGCCGGGTTAATGACCGCACCGCAGCCGGGTGTTTGGCACAGGTAGAAGAACTTATTGATGGACGGATCGTCCGGCTTTACTTGCGGTTTTGCGTAAGGCATCGTTTTGGGATTAGTCGAAGATTACGATCTCGACACATGTACCGAAGATGGACGTTGCTACGCCACTGAATGCGGCGGCCCACTGAATCCATGTAGTCGGATTGGGCGTCCCGACATGGAAAAACCATGCCGCTATCCAGATGGTCACGAAGACATTTATGAAGGAAAGGATGATTGTTTTCATTTCAAAATAGTTGATTAGGAATTGTCTCGACCTTCTTCTCTTCTCTCGCCGGCGGCAGTTCGATCGGCGGTTTCACGCGCCAGGTGTGAGCGGTATTCCCGGTGATCCGGTCGCGCCGCTTCCCGCCGTCCTCGATGAGCTTGGCCTTTCGGAGTTCGGTAATCCTGCCGCTTACTCTATTCACCGGACGGTGAAGTATAGTAGCAAGCTCCGTCAGAGTAGAGTTCGGGTGGGCACTTATGGTATCGAACACTTCCTTGCGCGCTGCGGGGAGCTTCTCTTGGAGGTCGCGCCATGCCTTGAGGGAGGTGTCCTGAACGCTCGTTTTCATGGAAGTTCGAAAAATTTATTTCGCTTAGTTGCTTTGACTCTGGTCGGATCTAACTCACTGAGTCAATGGAGGTTCTGGGCAAGAAACACACCACGAGTAATTTATAGGAGTTTCCACCGGTTTCGGGCCTTGACAGGGCACTTGACACGTTCCACAGTGTTTTTAGCCATTTGATTTTTTCTTTAAGCAAGTGTCCATTTTGACGGTATTTGCTGGTGGAGGCTTCAAATGGTTGAACTGTACTTCACATCGCTCTTTACCTTCATCTGTCACGCTTTCGAACTGCTCGTCCTGATTGCCTTTTTTCTCTTTGGCCTCCAGCACGGCATCAACTTCATCCGCGCAATCCTCAAGATTGGCCGCCGCGATGACGACTGAGGTCGAACGTAGCGGATACTTCTTCTCTACCCGCGACGCGCGTATGCGCCCTCACTTCATCGTCTTCGCCCTGTGCTTCGCCTCTTTGAGAACCGCTTCAAGATCCGCGATGAGCGCGGGGACGGTAAACCGGAATCGCTTTGGACTATCCACATACTTGGAGCGCGCCGCTGCGCCCCGCACCTTGTTCTCGTACCACGATCGGAATTGTTTATCGGTCATGTGTTTATTCGGGCCGGGACTTCCTTCGGTAATTCATAACCGCGCGCGTATTCGCCGATATTCCGCGCAAGTCCCGTATTTAATTTAGAAGTTGTTCCGCGCCTCCTCGGTGGCGACGCTGATCTTCGTGCTGATCGCCGACATCATCTTCTCGATGGACTTGAGCTTGAGGCGGATCGAGGTTTCTTGAACCCCTTCCGGCGTCCGTGCCCACTTCCGCTCAGCCTGGGTGTCGCTCGTGCAGGTCAACCTGAACGCTTCCCACTTCTCCGGCTTCACCATGAGTGAGGCATCAAGCTGGCCGGAGAGGTAAGCGTACTCGGCGGCGAGGTATACCTTGTAGTTCGCAAGATCGTGTGGCGAGGGCTGCCCCTTCATCCTCTCGACAATGTCGGCGATCGTCATGCGTTTATGCAGTGATGATGTCGCCCTTCACGTTCTTCGTCGGATGCGTGAGGTACAGAACATCTTTAAAGTCATTGCCGACCTTTTGGGTGATGATCTCCACGCGGGCATCTTTGCCCACCCACTCATCACTATTCTCTCCGTAAGCGTCCATGAGGGCCGCTTTCGAAGTGTTGTTCAGCGATACGACTTTCTCATCCCCCTCCGGCAAACGAACGCCGATCTCGAACTTCAGCTTCTTCTTCCCCGGATTGAACTTATCGGCTTCTTCTTTCTCCACGCCCGCATCAACAAACGTGACAATATCGCCAGTGGATACGTCTTCCGTGCTGAGGAATTTCCCTGTCGGTCTTTGTAAGTTTGGCATTTTGGTAATTGATTATTGTTTTTATGCTGCTTTCGGCGCGGCCTCGACCTTAGCCGGTTTTGCTTTCGTTTTGGTCTTATCCCACACAAGCTCAAGCGGGAAATCCTTCTGCTGCGGATGAACGCCCGCCGTTTCCCTCGCCCATATCGCTTTTGCGGCTTGGAAGAGCGGATACTGATCTTCGATCTCGGTGAATTTATACTTCGCTTTGTTCCTGGTATAGCCCACCTGAAGGATTGCAATACGCTGACACTCTAGGTCAGCCTTCTTGTAGGCGGACAACTGTAGTTCATGAGATGGGTACACATCCTTCGATGTCTTGATGTCCACGATCCACACCTCGCCCTCAATCTTGAGCTTCATGTCAATCGTGCCGGCGTATCCTTCTTCCTCATTCACGAGCGCGTAGTCAATGGCCATGACCTCGGGCTGCGTTTCATTCAACCAGTTCACAAAGCTCATGATGGCTTCGTACTCGATGGCGGTGAGTTCTTCCGGCTCCCTTCCGTCCGCCGAATACTTGTCGCCGATTTTCACCGTCCGACCCATGAGGATGTCGGAGATCGCCTTATGGACTTTCGTGCCTTTCTCGCCGGCGGCCTGCTTTACCGCCTCGGCTTCGTCCCAGCCATGCTCCGAGAGCCACTTCATATACCCGATACCCTTCGGGTAGTAGCCGCAGATCCATGTCACTGAGGGATAGAACTTGTCATCAATCTGGTACCAACGTTCGTCAGAGGTGGTGATCTGAACGATACCGCGCTCATCATCTACTCTGCGCGTTTCAATCTTCATTGCTATTGTGGAGTTCGCACCCGACGCCGACTATATCGTCAGGGTTTTCATAGCCACTTCGCTCATCCCAATCACTCCCATCATGGAAGCGGCGCCCGTCGTCTTCGGGGAGGAAGTCTTTGAGCGTGCGGCCGGTCGGCTCCATCTTCGGCCACCCTGGCCCGATCAACACTTCTTCCCAATTCGTCGGCTTGCCAAAATCCTCCGGCGGTTCTACTTCTGGAATGTACATTTTGGTTTTATGGATTAGATGTATTTGCTGACGATTCGGGATGGTGCAAGCCAACCTGTGCGGTAATGCTTACTTGGTGTTTTGGCTTTTGGCCTCCATTCACCCCATCCCGAATGCACGGGTTTAGAACGCGCCGATTGACGCGAGCCACAAGAGGAGTGCAGTGAAGGCGACGATGACGAAAGCGCCTATGATCGCTTCGCCCCAGTCCTTCCACTTCGATTGCTTCGGACGGATGAAGTGTCCGATCTCGGAAGCGATCAATTCTGTTTCATTCATGGATTTATTTGCTTAGTTTATTTCGACCTTTTATTTTCCGTTTTGCCCGTATCTTTTTGAAGTGGTCGCGACCGTATTTCTTCTTTGTCGCAAGGCCGCCGCGCCGCCCTGCCTCTTTGGTATCCATAACCTAACTCTAACAAGCCCTCGTAATATTACAAGCCCTCGTCAAGTCGCTCTACAACCCGCATAAAACCTATATCACCGACAAAGTTATACACAAGCCCTCGTTGCGCTTTCCCGCAGAAATGCTTGAGTTAAGGCAGTTCTGGGAGGAACTGAATATGGCAGGAAAGAAACCGGACTACAACGTGTGCGTGTCTGAGCGGCGCGAATCGAATGGTGAATCGCAACGCTATGCACATCGCGTGGGCGCAGCCTGGGTCGGAGAGAAAGGGCAGATCACTTTGCGGATCGGTGTTCCCCTGATCCTGACCCGCGACGTGGATCTCGTTCTCTTTGAGAACAAGGACGAAGCCTTCTAGCCTCAAAGCCTCGCTCACTGCGGGGCTTTGTTCCACTGAGGAGTTCGCATGGACTTTAGAGAGATGAAGGAACGCATCCTGATCGTGGATGTGCTTCTGCACTATGGCGTGAGGCTCCGGCGGTCGATGTCGAACGAGGAATACGCGTTTGCTGCGTGTCCTCTCCCGATGCACCCCGCCGGCGACAAGAACAATAACGCATTCAACGTGCATCTTCCGAGCAACCGGTGGCAGTGCAAACACCCGGCGTGCGCGCGGATGAACATGGTCGGGAACCGGTGGGGAGATTGCCTCAACCTCGTCATGGCACTGGACGGCCTACCGTTCAAACAGGCCGGCGAAAGGCTGGAACGGTGGTTCCCGGAGAATAAGAATCCCGCGCCTCATATCGAAGCGCGGGAAAGAGGGAAGGGGAAATGCACACCCCCATCCACTCACACACCAGAGCTTACCAGTCCGAGCGATAGCGTCAAGGGAAGCTACATGAAGGACATTGACGCATGGTTCGATGAGCTGATCGTGCGGAGAATCAATGAACCCGATGCCGAGTTCTGGCACCGGGTCCGGAATGGAGTGAAATCGAAATTGGTCGAGTCGTTCAAGGCTGGACGGGCTCGATCTGCTGCGTAGGTTCTTTCGGTTTGCGCCCCCGACGTTTGGGGGCGTTTCCATTGTTATGCCCGAGCTGCTTCAACTGATCGTCGATCTTCCCCCGCTCATCAAGGAGAAGCGCGATGGCCTGATTTCTGAGGTTCTGTACTGCTTCATGAACGTTTGCCAT